GGATGTTTACCGAGGATGATATTGTGATTGGAACGGCGGGCTACTATGAGAAGTTCATTAGTGTGTTTGAGGCGTCTTCTCATTGTGGTATGGTGGCCGCCGTTGGTGTTCGTAACAGCGTTCCGCAGCATGTTCATGGGGGAGTAGGGCTAACACACCGAAATGTGCTTGATGCAGTGTGCAAAACAAACAATGGAGTTCTGCCTCACCCACTTGGAAAATGGAAGCGCCGCCAGATCGAACTAGAAGGTGAGATTCGGTTTACCAATACTATGATTAAATTGGGTTATAGATTGGTGCCATTTGGAAATAACAAAGAATGGAATTGGCGGGTTAACGCATGTCTGCCGTATAAAGATTGGGTCAAGGTGGGGAGGCCAGCATGAAACTTGCCGTTGTTGCGGGTGGCTGGCATTGGCCATTACATTTCTTTCGGAAGATCACTACGCAAATGAATGGCGCAGATTTATTTGTGGTTGCACATAGAAATCCGGAATTGCCAGTTGTACGAGAAGAGAAACGTGAGATTCTAGAGAAGGCTACCGGGTCCCTCGCCGACCTGGACCGCGAGCTTTATGCCCAATATCCAACGGTGTCTAATTTGCGCTCAGGATGCTGGGACTACTCCGAAGAGCCCAACTTGGTAGGTGACTGGGGTTTCTTTAATCAGTGGCTCGAGAAGCATGATTATAAGAAATATGATGTCATTCTTAACTGCCATGATGACACTTACATTCGCCGCGATGGTCTCTTTGATCAGCTTTCTGGCAATTGGTTGATACTGGCTAATGGCAGCTATTCACAACAACCAACTGCTTACGTTCGTGGATCATTTGAATTCTGGAAACGCGAAATGTTGGATTTGCTCGGCGGTCATATCGACCTTGGCAAAGTGGCATTCACGCGCGAGGGTAAAACTAACACTGCCGACGTTACAGCCTGGAATTCAACTTGCCGACCGCTACGACGCATGATGGCACATAAAAACATGGCAGACCAGATTGCATACCTGTCTCCGTATTACCGAATCAGCAAATGGGTGATTGAGGGAGAACGGGGTTTCATGCATTTGCAGAATGGCTGTTCGGCAAGTTTTGCAGAAGGGCTAAAGGCTTATCCATTGGAAGGGGTGGTAGCGTGATTACCACAAAAACAATTCCGTTGATGACTCCCTACATTCCGCCCGGGACCATCGAGGCTGTTAGCAAAACGCTAATGACGCGATGGGTTGGTCAGGGACCAAAAGTTGAAGAGTTTGAGCAACGATTTTCGTTGCAGATTGTTGGTGGGCGGTCCTGTGTAGCAGTTGGAAGTTGTACAGACGCCTTGCATTTGGCCTACTTGCTGGCAGGCATTGGACCTGGAGACGAGGTTATCGCGCCGTTGTTTACCTGCACAGCGACAAACATACCGCTTCTCTACTGTGGTGCCAAAATTCAGTTCTGCGACGTGGCACCTGGATCGTTGAATATGGATCCGGACCATGTAGCAACACTGCTCAATGAACGAACGAAAGCTGTGGTTGTTGTTCACTACGGTGGGATGCCGGTAAGGCCATCTTTGTTTGAGTGCGGGCTTCCCATCATTGAAGATTGCGCTCAGGCAACTGGCGCTCCGGTTGGAATGCTCGGAGACTTCGCATGCTACAGCTTTCAGGCGGTAAAGCACATTACAACGGGCGACGGCGGGATGCTGGTTTTGCCGGATGAGCATAAGGCAGAAGCCAAGCGGCGGCGCTGGTTTGGGATCGATCGTGAGGCAAAACTTTCAGGAACATGGGCCAATGATATCACCGAAGTTGGCTATAAGTACCAGATGACTGACATTGGTGCCTCAATGGGGCTGGTTGGTTTGGAGTACCTCGACACTCAAATTCAATATCGCCAGAACCTAAGATACACCTACGTGCGCGAGCTGACAGGCATAGACGGAATCCGGCTTCTCGACACCGATCCTGAGAGCGCGTGCTGGCTATGCACGGTGCTCGTAGAGTCCCGCGAAGACTTTAAACGCAAGCTTGCCGCCGAAGGCATCGAGTCCGATCAGGTTCATTACCGTAATGATCGTTATTCAATTTTTAAAGAGTTCCGTGGTAACTTCCCAAACATGGACGCGATTGACGGAAAATATCTCTGCATTCCACTGCACATGAGAATGACTCAAGAAGACGTAGAGCGAGTTTGCAGTGTAGTAAAGAGTGGATGGTAATGTTTTTCGGTATTAAAAAGGCAGCTAAGCTTGCCGGATTATCAACGCGCCATTTCAAGCGGTTCATAACCACAAAAACAGTTATCAACGGTAAGTTCTTTTTCACGGAAGACGACATTAAGAGTGCCGTGGAACTTTACAAAGCGCGGACAACGACAAGGCATTACAGCGCACGGCTGATTGGAAACAAATAATTTTATGATTGAATCTTTAACAATTCACTGGAGTGAAATGGCAGCCATGTTCTCTGTCATGGCCGGAGTGTATATTCTCGTTACCAAGTTCATGATTGCGCCGCTCATTGACAAGCGTGCAACTGAACTCAAGGATGCGGTGGATGCGAAACTAAAAGAACTGGAGGCCAAGTTCGCGGCTGGAAAAGAAGTTGCGCGGCTAGATGGTGAAGTTGAGAAACTAAATGCAGAGATTATTGCGTTGAAACTTGCGGCCGCAAAGCGACGGCGGTAATATGGCAGGCGAAGTAAATCTCAAGGAATACCTGGAAAAAGTTATCTGCGCCAACGAGAAGATTCACGCCCACATGGAGAGTATGATTGCAGCACTAAAAACGAAGTTTGATGCTGCGAAATGGGGACGATAACCGATGGAAGACGAAAACGGGCAACGCATTGGACGCACTGATGCACATCTTGCACATACCGACAAGGCGGTTGCTGAATTACGGATAGAAATTCATGAATTACGGCTTGCCATAACTGCTCTCGGTGAGCGGTTTTCAGCAACAGGAAAAATCAACTGGCCAGTCGTTTTATCCGGTATAGCCGTCGTGATTACCTTAATTTCGGCCCTCTATGTTGCAGCAATTCGACCTGTTAGCCTCCAACTGGATCGCTTAGAACAAGACCGGATTGTATTAACACAAACAACCGTTCTGCATACTGGGCAAATTTCTGATATGAATACCATCATCGTCGCCAGAGGGGAACTTTTGAGCGCGATTCAGGATGAGATCACACGCATACGGCAAGAAGGATCACCGATTACCGCGGCGCGGCTAGCTGTGATTGAAGACCGACTGAAGATTATTCACTAATGAACTTTTACGGCATCAAGCGAGCGACAGAAATGGCTGGGTTATAAATGAATCTGCATCTCGGCAGTGGCTATCAGTATCGTGTGGGATGGGTTAACGTCGACAAACTGTCGTCGGTTAAGTCTGATGTGCAGCACGACTTGACTCGAGCGCCGTGGCCATGGCCCGATAGTTCCATTGACCGCGCCGAGGCGGATAATCTGGTAGAACATATTGGGTGGTCTGCCGAGAATGAGGATTTGTTGATGGTCTTTATGAATCAGGCGCATAGGGTATTAAAACCTGGTGGACAACTTTGGATTCGTGTTCCGGATTTTGAGCACTGGCCGGTTGGGGCATTACGGGATCCAACACATAGACGGTACTTTGTCGCTGGAAGTTTCGACTATTGGATGGCTGACCATGTTACCTATAAGAATTACGGTTCAAAGTATGGGTATCTCCCGTGGAAGATACAGATTGTACGATCGATGCAGCGTTTCCTTGACGTAACACAAACGCCAGTAAAATGCTCATAACTATAGCAATCATGTTAATGGTGGCGTGGTTGGTGCTCGCAATTGTAATCATATGGTTGGGACGGGATACAAAATGACCCTTGTCAGTGCAGTCATGCCAACTCGCGGTCGTCGAGGCTATGCGGCACAAGCGTTGCAGTGTTTCTTGTCGCAGACATGGCCGGACAAAGAACTCATCATATTGGACGATGCAGACAACCCGTCATTTGAGAAGCCCCCGGAAGGAAATAATATTAAGTATACTTTGCTCGACAAAAGGCTTAACATTCCAGAAAAACGGAATATGGTCTGCAAAGCTGCTGATGGTGAAATTATTGTTAATTTCGACTCTGACGACTGGTCCGCACCCAACCGCATTGCGGTGCAAGTTGAATTGATGGAGCAGGAAAAAAAAGACGTGTGCGGGTTTCGTTTTATGTATTTCTGGGATGAAGTTAAGAAACAAGCATGGATTTATCGCGGCTTGCCGGACTACGTGCTGGGAACATCATTAATGTTTAAACGTACATGGTGGGCGCGTAATCACTGGGACTCGAGACACAGGATCGGATCAGATAATATATTCACCACCGTGGCTTCACGCTCAAAGCAGTTGGCCGTTTCGCCCGTGCCTGATTTTATGGTAGCCCGTTGTCATAAAGACAATACCAGCCCGAAACGGTTTGGAACAAGGTGGAAAAAGGCCAACCGTGAGGAGTTGCCGCAGGCTTTTTTTGTTGAGGAGCCAATATGCGTTCTGGAGCACTAAGGCATCTGCTGACCTTTCAAATTCTCACGGAAACCAAGGACGAGAGCGATGGCAGCGTTTCTGACTCGTGGGCTTATGACTTCAAAGTGTATGGTGAGAGAGTATCCGGCAAGGCCGATGAGATTTTTGAATCTCAACGGCGCAATGCGCTTGCGACATGGCCGCAATTCGTGGCGTCAGAGACATACATTTTCAAAATACGCCACCGTGACGGCATCGATTCGTTAAAACACCGTGTCATACTTAATGGAAAAATTTACGGAATCTTTCCACCCATGGAAGATAACCGTCGTAGAGAAATGCTCGTACAATTAATCTTTTTGAGCGCCAATGTTGATTGAATCAGCTTTGTACCAGATCTTAAAGGCCAGTACCGAGGTGATGAATCTCGTTCAAGGCCGTATTTTCAGCGGCGTCGTGCCATTGAAATTAGAAAACTACCCGGCAATAGTTTATCGTCCACCTCAGCGCGGCGGGCGCAGAGTTGTTCGTACGATAAATGGTGGGTGCGCCCTAGTAGAACAGCCCTTATACATTTTCAGCACGGCAAAGACAAACTACGGCGAGGCAGCGCGGCTTGATAACACCATATTTCAAGTACTGGATGACTTTCCTCGCACCGATGTTTCAGATCCCACCACGTCACCGGCAGATGTAATCAGAGTAGAAGCCATCATAACAACGGATCTGTCTCATTCATATGCGTATGTCGATGATGTGCATCTTCACCAATTTATCACGGAGTACCTGTTCCATTACGTTGATCCAATACGGCAAGGTCGAAACGCCTTGTCACCACAATAACCCTTTAACCAACGGAGACAAAAACAATGCCTGATACACCAGATGTAAGCGGTGGGAGATTAACTGCGGGAACCAAATTGCAGCGAGTACCCGGCTTAGCTCTTATCGCAAGTCCACCGGCAGACGGCGACTACGAAGATCTTTTGGAAGTCATGGAATTGGGTGACTTCGATGCTGAGTCCGAATTGAAAGACGTGACGCGCATCACGGACTACACCAAAGTATTCCTACTCGGTCTTCCAGAAGGCGTGGAATTTCCCATTCGCGCAAACTGGGTGCCAAATTCTCAGCACCAGGAAATCATGGCCGGACAAGCATCCGGCATCGCGGGCAGATTCCGCGTGTTGCTGCCCAATGGCGAGGGTGAGTTCGTATTCTCTGCATTGACTCGCGGCTGGAGATTCCCAGTCACGGCCAATGTGCCGCAGGAAATCAGACTCACAATGAAGATCACCGGAACGATCACGTTCAACGCAGGATCACCCGCATGAGCGATAACAACAATATTCTCAGCCGCGATGCTTTTTTTGCGGCGTGCAAAGCTCGGATGGTTACGTCCGCAGATATACAAGGTTGGGGCCGTGTCAATATTCGCAAGTTGACATTGGGCCAACTGCGATTGTTCGACGAGGCAAAAGACAATTACGAGCGGGCGAAGATGCTGATCTTCGAATCCATCGTCGACGGCAATTCCAAACAGATCTTTCAGTCACTTGAAGAAGTGGATGAGTTGGAAATGCCGTTGTTCAAAGCGTTGTCTGAAGCCGTTTCAGATGTAAACGCTCTGAAGCCAGTTTCGGAGGACGAACTAAAAAACTCCGTGACCGCCAAGAGCTACGTTTTGAATTGAGGCTGGCGGCTCATCTTGGAATGACTCGCGATGAGCTTCGCGAACGTCTAACGGTAGAGGAGTTCAGGGTGTGGTTTATGCTCGAACAAATCGAACCGTTCGGCGAATTTGGCGCGTGGGTGCGGGCCGGTGTTATCGCGTCAACACTGGCCAACATCCATCGTGGCAAAGACCAATCTGCATTCTCTCCATCTGACTTCATGCCCGAGGCATTTCGTCCACGTAAAGAACCGACTCCGAAGAGCATGAAAGAAAAATGGATGGCGATTATGGCTGCGCAGAATGCCATCGTGGAGAAAAAGTAATGGCGGTGCTTATAGGACTAGAGCAGTTTGAAAAGCAATTGAAAGATCTAGCGCAAGAAATGAGAGGACAAGTATTGCGTGAAGCAACACTCAAAAGCGTTCAACCTCTAGTTCAAAAAGCAGCCGCCATTGCTCCACGTGGTTCTGGAGCGTTGGGCCGGTCCATGACCGCTCAATCTATGGGTTATGCTCATCCGGCAGAAGCTATCGTACGTGTTGGGCCTGGCTATCCCGCTGGTTCACACGGAATACTTCTTGAATTTGGCACCATTCATATGACTCCGCGACCGTTTTTGGCGCTGGCTTACGCAGCCACGCATCAAGAAATAATTAACGAAATGGAACACCAGCTTTTCGGTCTATTGAAATAAAATGGCAGAAGGAAAAGTAGCCTCATTATTCGTTGAATTTCGTGCAACGGTAAACAAATTCGCCGGTGATATGCAGCAGATATCAAATGAAGTACGGCGATTTGATCGTATTTTATACCCCATTGCACAGCGATCTCAAACTATCGGTTTGGCATTAAGCGCCGGGTTAACGGCTCCATTATTGGCTGCTAGTGCACTTGTTCTAAAAACCGGTATAGACTTCGAGACTGCATTTGCCGGTGTTCGCAAAACGTTAGGTGGTAGTGAGGAAGGACTTGCTAAGCTGCGTGCCGAGTTGATACAGATGTCAACTCAAGCGCCTGTAACAGCTGTTGAATTTGCTAATATTGCTACTCAGGCTGCTCAACTTGGAATTAAAGCGCCTGATATCAAGAATTTTGCGCAAACAATGGCAGAATTGGGAGCGGCCACTAAATTATCTGCTACGGATGCAGCCAACTTTCTTGCACGATTCACAAACATCACGCAATTACCGCAAAGTCAAATTCATAACTTGGCATCTACCCTCGTTGCGCTTGGTAATAAATTTCCGGCAGTTGAAGGTGAAATTGCGAATTTCGGTCTGCGCATTGCCAAGGTGGGAACATTTGTTGGTCTTGCGGATGCAGACATTTTGGCATTTGCTGCTTCACTTGCTTCCGTAGGTGTCACGGCAGAGGCCGGTGGTACTGCAATTTCACGTGTATTTGCTGAGATAGCTAAAGCAGTTGAGTCTAATGGTCCCAGACTCCAACAATTTGCGGCAGTATCCAGAGTATCAGTAACGGAATTTGCAGAGCTATTTAAGAAAGATGCTGCTGGAGCAGTATTTGAATTTGTTAAGGGCCTTCAGACAATTAAAACAGAAGGGGGTCCTGTATTTGGAACACTGGATGCTCTTAAACTAAGTAATGTTCGCGTTCGAGACACTCTTCTTGCGCTGGCTTCTGGAAATGATCAGGTAACAAAATCATTGGAAATTGCGAGAGGTGAATTTGTAAAAAATAGTGAATTGACAAGAGTTTATGGCGAAAGAAACAAGACAACAGCATCTCAAATCACTATTTTAAAGAACCAAGTTGAGGCTCTTGGCATATCTCTATTTGATACTCTGGCTCCGGCAATCAATAAAACCATAATTCCGGCTATGCAAAGGCTCGTCGATGAGGGCATCAAGCCGGTGATAGAATGGTTCAATAAACTACCTGAGAGTAGCCAGCACAGCGTTGAGGGAATGCTTCTGTTTGTTGGCTTGATTGGCCCGGCAATCCTAGCAATTAATAAGCTAGTAGGATTCTTTGGGGGTCTGGCAATTATCCTCGGCAAGCCGATTACTCTCTTTGGGTCCATTGCTTTTATTCTTGGTGAAATTGGAGCCGCTGCCAGTCTGGCTGCTGGCGCAACAGGGCTTGGTGGAGTTATAGCCGCACTCTTACTGCCATTAAAAGTTCCATGGTGGTTAACGGCTGGAACTTATGTTTCTCTTGTTATAGAAATTTACAACTTGGCCGCGGCTTATCGTGATCTTGTTACTGCGCAGGAAGAAGCCTCTAGGGCGAAGATCGGCTCGGACAATGCCGTTTTTGCGGCTATTGCCGATTTTAAAAAACGCGGTATCAACATTCCTCTAGTTGATTCATCTGGTCAGGCTAAGAGTGTAGAGACACTCAGAAACCAAATAACTGAACTTGGTCTTTTACAGCGAGCAGCATCCAAAGTAGCAGAAACAATGGGGGTACTTCAGCAGCAAGCTGCCAAGGCAACTGAAAAACTCGGAACTGCTGCTCCAATATTGACGCAAGAGCAAATAAATGCAGCAACGGCACTTGCTAAGGCGCATCAAAGCCTTCTCGAAAAATTTCAATCGGAACTAACACCGTTTGCCATGGCGCGAAGTTTTTCAACGGCATCTCCAACGAGTTTACTCAAACCGTTTGCGATACGCGGCATCTCACCAGACGCGCCCTTTGCAGCTTGAGCAAGCCCAAGATATTTAGCAATGAGTTCTGGAATCGGCAATCCAGACAGTTTGAGAGCGTCTGCAAACTCTAGA